CTACATCTAAAGTAGCAGTAGGATGTACTTGTATGCTTGTCAAGTCAGCCATAGTTCCAAAGCTAGGACTAGTATCTGCTTCAGCTAACATAACTGTAACTGCTGCACCTAAGATATGAGATTGCCCCGCTGCTAAAGTTACTTGGTATAATGTTGCTGCACCAACTATTGCTAATTCTAAAGCATTAGCAGCATCTAAGTTAGTTATTCTAATGTATCTAACATCTTGTTTATCTATCTGAACTGCTGAACCAAAAGAATCAGAATCAAAAGTTGCAAGATGTGTAGTTTCATCTATTGTGCAAGTTACTATTCTTTCGTAGACATTATTGATTCCACTAGTTGTTAAACTGTTTGTGCTTCCTCTTTGTGAGCCATTAAGGGTAACTGATTCTGTAAGTGTTGTAATTAAGTCAGGCATATTTTATAATTTATAAGTTATTTTTGGTGGTATTAATTGTATTGTTAGTTTATCTATCTTTATCGTATTTAATCTCTTTAGTATCTTAAACATTATTGTATTGCATCTGTTGTTGCTTGTGGTGCTATACAAGTATTGTATTCGTTTTCTATTATAACAGGCAAAGTAAATACCCAACCTGTTGGTGCATTATCAAATCTTTCTGTAAAAGGTTCTAAACTTATATCTCCATCTGTAAAGTATTTAGGTATATCATCTAAACCTTGATTAGATAATAAAAGACTTTCCCCATTTTTAAACGTACCTATTAAGTCGTTACATATTTGTAAGCAATCAGATAATACTTCTTGTTCATTACTAAGGTCAGGAAATACTAAGTCCATAATAAATATTTGAAAGTTTAAAGTCATCTGATGTGTTCCTGCAGTAGCATTAACAGGTGTGATGTGCATCAATGGAAAGTATGAGTTCTTTTTTAAATCCACTTCCCAAATATCCCCTGTTGTTATTGTCTTAATCATATAGTGCTGCTCTCCTAATTTTTTTAAGGTATCTATAGTATTGTTGTAATCTTTAAAATAAGTCATTTTTGTACTGATTTAGTTTCGTTTAAATCTGCTTCATAAGTTAGCCAAGTTAAACATTCATATAAGCTAAGATTAGTTATTCTTTCTAAGTTTATTATCTCTCCATTTGTTAATCTATACATCACACCAAACCAACCCCACTTGTTTGCAAATTGCTCTGTGACAGTTTGTCTATCATCATTTGATTCCGTTCCATTAAATACAACGGCAAAATGTTCGACAGTTCTTTTACGAAAGTCCAAAAAAAAAGCAGACAATTAGATATATCTTTTGCTTTCATCTTTTTAAACTTCTCAGCCCTCATTCTTAAATCACTTTTACCATAGGCTTCTATACTATATTTACCTTCTACTTCTTCTGTTATTGGTCTATATAAAACAGCCATTATTTTATCTATGTTATCTTCCATACCATTATTTAAGTATGTTTCAATATCGGCATACTCTCCTAAAGTTAGTTCTTCTAGGTTAGGATGAAAACCATATTTAATATCATTGATAGTAATTATTTTATTTAGCTTAGTATTCTCTTTAGCTTGTAAATCTGATATTCTTTTAAGTAATATGGCTACATCTCCTATGGCTAATTCATTAATTAGTTTCTTAGGTATATCAGATAAAACACTTATAGTATTTTGTGCTTCTTTAGCTTTTAATTTGTTTTTTTTAGTAATGAGTTTTACCCATTTATCTAAAGTTACATCATTCCAACTTTTAATAAGGTTGTAATTTTTTTTCTTGCCTTCTTTGTTTATCTTGATTTGCATATTATATAATAGAAAAGGTTAATATTTAGTTTAGATACTGTATATTTGCTTCGTTTTCATAATTTTTTACTGTTAAGAGAGGTGTAATCTGCAGGTTGCACCTTTTTTATTGCACATAATACTTCCCATAGTTACCATCTATTTCAAAATACATTCGCATAGCTAAAGCATCTGCATAATCAGGAGACCTACCTATAATATCTTTAATAGAATCCTTAGGTATGATTTGTAACTTGTTATCTTTATCTGCATCTTTAGTTCTTACTTGCTCTAGTTCTTCAATTATAAGATTTTTAACATTAACATCAGCACATTCAACACCAATTTGTGCAGTATTTATCTTTTCAGCTAATTTATAATAGCATTGTGTTTTTAAGTTTTGATAGTTCTCTCCTTTTATTGCTCTTGAATTATTTACAAAACCCCTGCATCTCATATAATCTACCACTCCACCACCAACACCATCTTCATCAACTATAATATTAGTCAGTCTAACACCATTAGCTTGTTGTATAACCCTAATTTCATCCACAACCTCATTTACAGCCGATTTAAGAATACTTCTTATCTTTTTAATATGTAACCCTTCCCAAAGCATTATAACTGTCTTATCGCTTCCAAAACGTGCTACATCACAACTTATGTATTTTTCCCCACCTAAACCATTTTGGTCAAATAAATTAATAATAGCATCATATTCTATTAAATTATCATTTGTTGCATCATATTCCCAATTACCAAATAACAACCTTTGTTTACTTAATTCATCTAAAGTAAGTAATTGCTTTTTATAATGTTTAGATATAAATTCGTTATCATCTACAAGGCTTTGAATAAATTGTCTGTATGGTTTTTGTTTACCTTCCTTTGTAGGTTTATAGTATTGAGTATATACCCAATTCTTAGCAGGGTTACAAGTCATAAGTAGCTTAGGTATAATACCATATTCATCTAACTTATATCTCATTCTAGATGCTACTATGTTCTTAGCTTTCTCTGTTATTTGATTTGCTTCATCTATAAAAGCAGCAGTAATTTCTAATGAACCTAAGCTATCGAAATTTCTGTCTGATGGATATAAGAATAAGTCTTTAAGTATTATCTCACTACCATTATAGAACTTAATAATGTTAGAACCTGCATTAAAATTATAGTGCTTGTTTGCTATTATACCCCACTCTTGACATACTTCAAAGAAAGTATTTAAGGTGGTCTTTTTTAAAGCATCTAACTTTGACCTACCCATTAAGTATCTTGTCTTAGGATATTTAAGACATAAAAGAATTAACCAACTACAACCTACCCAAGACTTACCACCACCTGCTGCACCACCAAACAGAACTTCTGTAGTCTTATCATCAAACAGGTACTCAATAGCTTGTTCTTGTGTATGGGTAAAGTTAGTATCAATATTCAACTCCTTTGATGTTTACATTAATTTTAATTGGTTCATCTCCTGATGTTAAATCTAATTCGTTACGTTCAATATAACCTCGTTTCTTCCCCTTTGTTTTTAAAAAAAATATAGTAGCTGATGTGTTACCATCTCCTATCTGTTTATGTAATTGACTTTCCCCAAAGTCTAAAGCTATATTTTCAATATCTTTAACTGCCTTAGCAAATTCCTCATCTTCGTTTAACCATTTGTAATATGTTGAACGTGGAACATCTGCTGATTTACAAGCAACTGTTACTACCCCTAATGACTTTTCCAATGCTTTTAAAATACTTTCCTTTTTTATGTGTCTACTTTCGTTCATATTATATTCCTTTAAATGCTTTCAATGGATAGAATATTAATGAGTTTCTATAACCATCATCAGCTATTGGTTTAATTGGTGTAACTCCGTGTACGTTTCTCCAAGCAGGGTACACCAACATTGAGTTATCAGCTTGTTCAAATGTAGCATTATAGTCAGGCACATTTAAACACCCACCATTAGCATTGTTTCTTTTAGTAAGGATTATGTTAACTGTTCCTTCTAAATTTCCTGTATCTCTGTGGAATGGTGCCGAGATATTAAAGTTAGATATACTGCTTGTAAACATATTTCCAAACTTCCAATCTTTTTTAATTTCTTTAAAGAGTTCTATTTGCCTGTCATATATTTCAGGAGTTAATTCTTTTACTATATTTTCAGCTTCTAAACAAGCACCCCACATAGCTTTAATAAATGTCTTTGCTTTAGGTTCTCTGTGTACTGCAGATATTGTTGGGTAAGGTCTACGCATATGTACTTTAGGTGGTATTGAACCTAATATTGCACTCATCTGTACTGTACCTGTTGCTTTTGCATCTTTTCTTGACATACCTTCTTTGTAAACTTTACTGAACACATCACTTCTTTCTAATAATGACTTAGGCACGTTTTTACTTCTAAATTCTTTGTTGGCTATATCTATCAATGCCCCTAGTTTTTTACTATACTTGTTTACATCTTTAATATAAAAGCCTATTATCTCTCCATCTGATTCTAATAAACAATCTTCTTTTACGTTAGGTTCAATGTATTCGCATCTCTTACCTACTTTTCTGTTGTGTTCTACTTTTTCTAATTTAAGTGATTTCATATTATTGAATTATTAATGTTTTAAAAACTTTTGTTTTCGCTATTATTTGTAAATCATAAATACCTTTTACTTTTCTTATTTTAGTAATATTTTTGTATTTATTATGTAAATAATAAGTTGCTTCTTTTTCTCCTTGATTATTTCTACTAATTTGATGCCCTCCTTTTTCTCCCCAATAATTACTTACAACTCCTATACATCTATATTTTATAACTCCACCATATTTATCATACATTTTCAATGCTCTTTCGTGGCTTTCTTTTCCTGCTGAATAATTTTTTCTTGTTTTTATTTCATTCCCTTCATCTACTAAAATTTCTGTGTTATTGATTAATCCGTAAAAATTTCCAACTATATATATTCTACCTATAGAACAAGATTGTTTCATTTCAAATATACTTGTGTTAGAATTTATTCCCCACATTTTTAAACCTATTTTTTCAGTCTGTTCAAATGCTTTTATTATAAAATTATGTAGTTTGTGAGCAGTAACAATTTTATTATTTACATCTAAACCTTTGATATGGTTTATATCATCATCTATAAAAACTAAATTATCATTTTCCTCGAAGTATTTTTGTATAAAATTTCTTTGATTAGGTATTCCTCGCACTCCTTTTATAACTTTTATTTCTGTGTAATCTATTAATTGATTTTTGTATATATTATATTCATCATCATCAGCTACAAAAACATAAATATTTTTTATAATATCAGTTTTATAAATTGACTTTATTGTTTTTTTTATTAGCGTTTCAGGTCTTTTATATGATGGTATAATTATCTTATACATTCCTAAAAGCATTTAAAACTATCATACCTACATTCTTTCCATCTTTTCTTGCTTGTGTGATTAATTCGTTAGCTTCATCATAGTTGTCTGCTTCAAACTCTACAACTATACCTCTTTTTACTCCTGCAGTTTTATTGTCTAATGTTGAACCTAAGTCTATGTCATCTAATATAGAGTAATCTACTTCTTTTTCAGGTTGCCAAACATCCATTCCCCAATCTCCTAGCTTTGTATTATCCCATTCATTAGCCAATATACTCCAATCCCACTCTCCAAAACCGACATTGTCTTTAACGATAAACTCTTGTTTCTGTTCTTCAGTAAGTCCTTTAGCTATCTTAACGTGTACTTCTTTTAAACCTGCTTCAACACTTGCTTTGTATCTCATATTACCACCAAGTATAGTCATATCTTCATCAACTACTATTGGTCGCAGTTCCAACATTTCAGGAAAATCTTTAATAGACTTTACTAGTTTTTTAAATTTTGTTTCCTTTATAATTCTTGGATTGCTTTCGTTTGGTTTTAACTCATTGATTTTTAGTTTCATAGTATATAATAGAATTAGTTAGTTTTTATTTTAATGTATCTTTTGCTCTGTTCCAAAGTTTATCATTCTTATTAGATAATGTAGGTTCTGTTCTTTTAATATTAGGAAAGCCACCAAACTTAAAAATTTCTTGCATATACTCTCCACACTTAGGGCATTCGGTTCCAATATTAACTACCTTACCATTTATCACTTTCATTACTACTCGGTTTAACTCCTTTTGTATTTCACATTTATTACATTGATATTTTAACATAGTTTATAGTTTAAAAATAAAGGAGAGTATAAAAACATTTAATATATTATTTTGTGGCAGTATGCCTACCCTCCCTTATTTAGTTATATATGACTTATTCTCACTTTCTTTTTCTTTAAATTTTTTAATTCATTTTCTAAATGGTCTATTGCTTTTTGCAAACATTCTTCAGGGCTACTGTGCTTTCTATCACTTCTTAGAATGTATGTTAGTGAAGTAGCACAATTATAATTTAATTCATAATCCTCTATTATGTCAAATGCTTTATAGCCATAGACTTTTCCTTTATAGTAATTTGGTGTTTTATCTTTCATATTTATCGTATATTATTTTTATTCCTTTAAAACAATCTACTAAACAACTAGAACAAGATGTGCTTGTACTATAATTAGTTCCGTAAATTGTATTAAAAAGTTCTATCATTCTTTTTTTTGTTGCTTGGTCTTTTGCTATTCCTCTTTCTATGTCTTTCCATATTAATAACACTTCTTCAATTAAGTGGTTAGGTATGTCATCAGGTTGTTGAACTTTTGTAGTCTTTGACCAATATTTTTGAGGACATTCCATTAAACCAATACGTGCCTTGATTGACATAAAACAAAGGCAAACTTTACAACTGCCTGTAGGTTTAAAATAATACACACACTTTTTACATATATTTAACCTCTCATTATATATCTCATCAGAAACAAAAAACTTATTCATCTAATAATTCTTTAAGTTGTTCTCTTACCTTGTCTATAGTTGTAAACAAACTATTCCTGCTTATACCTGTTTTCTTTGCTAGTCCTGTTAATGTATGCCCTTCATAGTAATAGAGTTTAAAAACATCTCTATCGTACCAATAAAAATTATCTAAAGCCTTGTCAATTTTTTCTAATTTTTCCCATTGAAAAACTTCTTCTTGATTAGGTATATTGTATAATTTACTAGAATCTTTATCAATCTCATAAGTATAATTTGTTGTGTAATCTAAGTGTGTATAATATTTTTTATATTTATAATAATATGGACTTCTAACAGATGTAAAACTTCTTCTTAATACAACTGCACCATAACTTATTAATCCTTTCTTCCCATCTTTAATGTAAATTTTTTTTAAAGTATCAGGGTTCATTTGTAAAAAATAAATCATCAACTCCTGTACTACTTCTTGTATCTCGTTTATATCTTTAGTAAAAGCATAACTCATTTTAACAAATAATGCCCTGCAATTTCCTACTTCAAGATATATTTTATTCATTTTTATATTCTAAATTACTTAGATTAGTAACACAATCTTC